TTGTGTCATCTGACCTCCTGATTTCAATGTTTAAATCATCCGCAGTTATTTCCATTTGGTAGCTTTTAGGCATAAAAGTTACAGGTAAGAAATCATCTGGGTAGGTAGGGGTGGTTGAATGTCCCTCTTCGTTAACAGCGCCAACGATCAAACCGTTGCCGGCAAATACTTTGTTGTCAATACTAAAGAATCGTTGTTCTTCAACAAGCAATCCTTCATCATCAATAAACAAATCAGTATCTGCAGTTAGTGAGTGCACATCAAAAGTACCACAATCTAACAACTCATAAATCGTAAATAGTTCTAATTTATTTTCAGGTAAATCTACAACTCTAATATCCTTTTTCCAAGGATCAATTACAAAACAATATTTAACTTCATTCATTGCACACTCCTATTTAATTGCAAAAAAATATGGTAGTTTTGCGGATAACTACCAACCGTTTTCTCTTAGGGAAAAGAAATTAAGCGTCTCTTGATTCATACCAAGCGTCATTAAGTTGATCTTGTCTGCCACTTTTTATTTCACCAATCTCAGTGTCTAAATTATTACAAGCAGATTTAACACCTGAAAGCATAGCATGGTATAACCTACGCTCTTCTGGAGTAGTCATGCTGTCGTAATAATTATAAAACTCAGTATCAATGTCTCCTTTTAGACGATTAATAATTGCATGAGCGTCGTGCAAATTAGAGCGTGGTATTTCAGCCTCATCAATTTGATTGGTTTGACGCAAATTGTTTTCACCAATTAAACGCTGAAAGTTATCTTTTAAATGAGACAACTCATGAACTAAAATATCAACTCGATTAACTTCGTAATCTAATTGTTCCTTTAGTCTTCTATTACTGCGTAAAACCACGCTAAAGCGTTCGTTTACATACTCTATCTTTTTAGATAAAGCGTCAGTTTTAGATATAAGTACGCTCTTGACTCTGTCTTTGACTGAGTAGTATTTTGACGTAATGTCCATAATTTTCTCCTATAAAAATTAAAGGCGACGGTGCTGGGTAGGTTTTGCATACCGTTCTCCCCCAGATTCACCGTCTGAAGTAAAGGTGTTAAGCCGTAACTTAACCGTTGTAGCCTAGTCTATTTGTCCAGGACTTACGACCTTTACTAAATGTGCCCCCCTGTTATTTTTATTTTTTGCCTAGCACAGGGGAGCGTTGTTAACTAGGGTAGAAAGTGCAAGCCTTTTCATTCCTGCATGGCTGTTAGGTCAGCAACCTTCACGTGGTTAACGATTCACGGACAACGGGCGACATAAAGGGGTCATCGGTTTAGGCCTAGCCCTTTATATCCCATTAGAGTCTATCGGTTGTTCTGACTCTAGTTAGTGGTGCAGAACTTTCTGATTCGTTCAACCACCACTATATTATTACATAGAAGCCAATGTACCTTGGACATACTCTGCATTAGCCTCATTTAGCTTGCCAGATACTCTAGCGCTAGAATCAGCATGCTTGTTGAAAGTCCAAGTAGCTAAACCTTGCAGATGACGTTGCACTGCAGATCTAACATTGGCTGGTGTAATGACAGCATTCTTAAGCTTGAATTCATCAGAAAGAATCGCAAGGACATCTCTGACTAGTCTAGCTTTACGGCCCATGCCAAATGCATTGTCTTCACGCGTAACTAACCAGTCAGGCATTTCCTGATCACTGAATCTAGATACATCGTTACCAAATTCTACAAGAGCAGTAAGATACTTGCCCCAAGTAGCATTTGCAAACATCATGAAGTTGAAGCCAGTGTCACCAGCCTCATATGCAAGCAATGGTCGATAGGCATCAACTAGTGCTTTGACATCAGCGTCATATTGCTTAGCAAGCTTTGCACCTGCTGTTTTATCATTACCAAAGAATGGTGCAGTATCGATCTTCTTAGGAAGCATTTCCATAATAGCATTTACATGTGCAATGCTTGGGATAGGCTTACCGTTGCCATCAAGATCATACTTGTCAAAATACCATAAAGGCATTTTAACTGGATCTTGTTTGGCTCTTTCTTCAGAACCTACTGGATCACCATTAGTATCAGGAGAAGCGTCGTCTAAAGTAGACTCCGTTTTGTACTCCATTGGTGAAGCCTCACCAATATCGTCTGCGTCGACGAAAGTTTCATTAGTTCTTTTACTCATATTGACCTCCTGTGGCGTGAGAGTAATTAATATTATCTACTAGCTTTGAATCACTAGTAGGATTACGATTAATAACTAGTAGTTTTGAACTAGAGATAGTCTCAGGTTCAGCCTTGTAGTTATTAGCTTGTTGACGAATAGATTCATCAATAGTTATTTCATTCATATAAACTCCTATATTTATCAGAATGGTTAGTAAAATGCACAAGCCCCAAGTAGTGGAGCTTATGCGGTTAAATGATTTAAAGCTAATTTGAAACTAGGTAGTAACAAATACTTAATAAAGCCTTAAATCAAAGCTTGGTTATTTGTCTTACTGATATTTGTTTGTCAAGTGCAATGCAGTCTGCGCATAACTCGACCATTAATCCGCCGTGGCCGTCTTCACATGCGACTGAGCCATCAGCCAAAATCCACGCATCATGTGAGAAATCAACTTGTTCTAACTCATGCACTGTGCCTTTGAATCGAACATCAGGAACATGCTTGTCGCATACTGGACAGTGTTCGTTTTGTTCCATTGGGCTACGAATAGATGCCATCTTTTGGTGTCTAGTTAATTTTTTTAAGTCATTTAAGTTCATATATCCTCCTGGATAAAAAATTAAGATCATAAAGAGATAGAGATCAGAAACCACCCAAGCTTGGGTTTAAGAGAAAGCTAGTTATTTAACAGAGCTAAAAGAACCAAGAAGCCAGACCGAAGCCCAGTGGTTTCTGTCTTGAAACAAATGTTCCACGTGTTCCACAATGTTCCACGTAAAATGGGCCTCGTGGAACACGCGAAAGGTGCTTGGTTACAGGATATTTGAGGAATGTTCCATGTGTTCCAGTACTTTTTGGTTAACAAAATATCAATAACAACGAACAACGGTCGACGGTCAGTCTTACGCAAGTTCTGTTTTTGACGGAACATTGGAACATTTTGGTGCTAGCACACGTTGAACGCGCATGGTTGCAACTGAAACTGTGTTCCACATACTTGTTCCACAAGGTGATTTTTGCGTGGAACATGTGGAACATTTTCTCACCGTGGTGCAAGCACCATCCACATCACTACGTGATGATAGTAGTAGGGCACACGTTGAACGAAGCATTCAATAAAAAAAGCCGACGCGCTTCGCGTCGACATTTGCTTTAAGGGGGGTATGGGGGGAATCCCCCCATACGATGTGAATGCTTGATTAAGCTTTGGTGAAAAAATAGATGCCAGCTATCAGGGCGATAACTGAAACTGTCCATGAAATGATCATCATGGATAAGGCGATGCATGCTAATGTGTAGAGCATAATATTCTCCGTTTGTAATGGGGATGTCTCCCCTGTTGCTTAAGCCTATTGATTTTATCTAAGGCTAGTTCTAAGGTTTGGTAGCTAGCGACAACTCGCTGTCTTCCGCAGTAGTAGTTATATGAATATACATCATACATATAGGTGATAGTAGTATCTCCAATAGCGTGGGGAGCCGAAGCCCCCCAAGGTTTATATTCAAGCATTGTCAATATCTTGCGATTTAGACTTTGCAGGTAACGAACGCTGTGATTGATATCCCTCTTTGGTTAAAGAAGTCAATTTATCAACAGCTGTATGAGCACCGCCAAGCAGTTTGCCAGTACCGATGATAGTAAGGCTAGCTGTTTTGGCGAGTAGACTCCAAGAATCGCGAGCAATTCTTAGAGCCGTGGGTCTATCTAATTTACTCATTTGAAATCCATCGCTTTCTGCTCATTAGCAGATGTTGAAGATTCCTTTTTCTCAGGAACTTTGACATAGCCAACTAATTCGTTGGGTGCAAAGGCTCTACGCGTTGCGTCATTCTTTTGAGTTTTGCCGTTAAAGCAGTTTGTATACTCTTGAGAATATTCAACGAGTTTCACTTGAGGATGGATGTCCCCGCTTAGCGATATACCGCCAGTCTCTACCATTGATGATAGTTTAGCGAAGAACGCTGGGTCATCATCGTTGAAGTAAATGCTAACGCTGAGATACTCTGGAGCTGGTTGCCAGCCGTTAAGAGTATGTTGCTTAAGGCCCAGTTTTAGGTCAGGGCGTCGACCTTGTTTTGATTCAGACATAATGTCTCCTGCTCGATGAGCTAAAGATAGAGAAGAATTAAGTTTCTAATCTATATAAATCATAAAGAGATAGAGATCAGGTCCGACCCTGGAGGAGCTGAATTTTCTGGGACAAGGTTCCAAAGCTCTAAAAGTTAAACGCTGGATGTAGAAATCGGGATCGGGGGATAACCTCTTTGAATGCACAACGAGGAGAAGAGGAGAACGTGATATGGTATAGTTTTTTTACTAAAAAATTTTCACAAAAAAATTATGGCAGATAAAGTATGTGATAGGTGTGAAAAGAGTCTACCTAAAAAAGACTTTGAGTCTCACCGAAAAGTGTGTAGAGCTTGTGTTTTGTCGCTTACTAACATTGCAAAAAGTTCAAGCCCTTATAAATATTTAAAAAATTTATGGAACCAACTTAAGTATTCAAGAGAAAAGGAAGAAGGCATGTTATTTGAAATAACTCCAGAACAACTTAATGATTTATGGGACAAACAAGACGGACGTTGTGCGTTGTCCGGGATCTTCATGACGTGGCACAAGGGTGGAGAAAAACGAAATACTAATGTTTCAATTGACAGAATTGACCCCAACATCGAATACACGATAACCAACATTCAACTCGTTTGTTGGCGTGTTAACTTAATTAAGCATACAATGACAGAAGATGAATTATATTGGTGGTGTAAAAATATAGTTACACACAAGGAAAATTTTTAATATAATCTTTCAGCATGCGATTACTAGACGAAGATAGACCCACAGATATGACCGAACAAGATAGAACTGAGTTACAATCTCACCTGCCTTATGCCGGTTTACAACTTAACGAGCTTTCGGTTCAGGAAGAGCGGCTGGTTTTGTTTCATCTACGGGGAATGAGCAAAGCAGCCGCCGGACGTGCTGCGGGGTACAAGGACATGGACCGTGTTTACCAAGTATTCAAAACTCCCAAAATGCAAAAAGCTCTAACCTATCTACGTAATGAAATGCGCGAAGAGGTAAAGTTCGATAAGAACACAGCAACTGGCATGTACTTAGAAGCTCATTCAAAAGCAGCCAACTCGACGGAAGAAAAGAATGTCGTCGATTCGTTATGCAAGCTCCACGGTCTACACATTCCTGAACAAGCGACCATGATTAATATAAATGTAGAGAAAGTAGAACAGTTAGAAAAATTAACTGATGCGCAACTTTTGAAACTTGCCGGTAACGATACGAACTACTTGGAGCCAGATGGAAGTAACGAAGACTGAATGTAAAAGATGTCGCGGGCTCTATCCGGAGAACTTAGTTCTTATAGACGAAATTTGCGTATACTGTCGAGCTGACGAAGTTGAAGCAATACCCGAGCCCCAAAAGCTGATTGATCAGAAGTCGCAAAAAGCAGAAATGTCTGCCCAAGCAAAAGCAGAACAAGAATTAGCGAAAAGAGTCTTAGCACGTAAAAGATTACTCCCATTTGTTGAACGATTTAATACAGACTATCAAGCAGGTTGGGTACACAAAGATATTTGTCAACGACTAGAGAAATTTAGCGAACAGGTTGCGAATAAAGAATCACCAAGATTAATGCTTTTTATGCCGCCTCGACATGGTAAATCTACGTTAGCTAGTATTGCTTTCCCTGCCTGGCACTTGGGCCGGCATCCCGAGCATGAGTTTATAAG